CCTCTCTGATCCATGACCTTCTGGAAGGTGAAAACCACATCGGATCCAGGAACGAACGTCCCGTAGGTCACGGCGTGCTTGTGGACGATGATGGGGTTGGTCGCAGGCGTGACGCCCATGACCGCTTCGCCGTAGGCAAAGTCTTGAAAATCCGAGCTATTCGTCCCCGGCGTCCAGCCGGTGATATCGTTCAGTGCAGACCACTGGACCCGGTTTGGATGATCGGTCAGCCCTGAGAGGAACAGGAAATCCCCGCAGACCGCGACAAACCGAGCTTTCGGAGGAGAACCGCCCAGATCGGCAAAAGCCGTGTCCACTCCAAGCTGGTAGACCTGAGGATTGTTGTTCGCGTTGACCGCCACGACATACTGGCCGTATTGCGCAAACCGCCAGCGCTCCGTATCCGTCGAGCCATAGGTGACGCCGGTCTGCGAAACATCCGTCCATGACAGATCGGTGTTGTTCAGCAGATAGAGGTTCGTCGCGGTGCCGGCGAAGATGTATTTCGTGCCGTCATTGTCCGTTGCGGTGAAACCACCGGTAGGACGATCGGCCATCGCAGCGGAGAAAACGGCAAGCTGCGGGAATGGGATATATCCAGCCGTCGAGCACAGGACGTTCATCACGTCGGCGGTGAAGCTGGAATTAAGCCCGGCCGCGTCGGGACGCCACTCGGCGAAAGGAAGGGTCGTCACGGAGTCGGCCCCTTGAGGCGCGCCCCGCCATTCGCCCGCGTTGCCAGGGTATTCTCGCTTTCCAGCGACGTACCGATGGTTGCGGCCATCTGCGTCCACAATGGCAGGCGGCCATCCTCACCTATGAACGGTGCCGAATGGGCCAAGGCCGAATACAGGTAAATTCCTGGCTCTTTTGTCAGGAGCCAGTTGGTATCCGCGTCATTCACCAGATCGGGAATGCGCTGGTAATAGCGCAGTTCTATATCGGGGCCAGCCTTCGGCAGGATGATGTTGCTGCCAGAAACAGCGAATACGCCGTCACTGCAATTCACGTCGAGATAGTCGGTGGAAACGGCCTCAAGCGGCCAGCGACGACCGTTCGCAAGCGATATCACGCTCCTGTATGTCAGATAGTCATCAGGAAGCGCGTAGACATCATCCGCAGGCGATATCGTTTCGACGCTCTCCATCTGGCGGAAGCGAAAACGACGGTTGAAATCGGCGTGGGCAAGCGTGATGAAATCGGCAGCGTTCGGTGCCATGTCGCCACGCGCGAGCCAGTTGACGACGGCCGATTTCAGATCGCCATAGTTACTTATCGTCATCGGCGGGAGCCTTCTGCATCGCGAGCACCTCGGGGCGGTCGCTCAGGCAGTCGTCATGCGTATATTCGTGGTGGCCGATATGGCCGATGTGCCGGCTCAGATCGTGGTCAACGAAGGCCGGGCAATCGATCATCGGGAGGTTGCGAAAGAAGAATACGTCCTCCCCGATGCACTTGCCTTCTTCCTCTCGCCATCCGGTAAAGAACCACGGCTTTGGAAGCGCCTCGAAAACGGTCATTTCCGTGAGGCAGAAGCCCATGCCGAGATATTGGACCTTCTCGATGCCTTTCTGGTCTTCGGTATAGAGCTGATAACCGTTCGGCTGACCCGGTTTTGGCAATCCGCCTGCTGTTGGCTTGCATGGGCTGCGTCGGCGGGAATAATTGCACCCCACGACGGGCTTGTTATGCTTCAGAAGAAGTTCCAGGCCGTTCGCTGGGAACTTCATGTCCGCATCGATCCAGAGGATGTGCGTGCATTCCAGCTTCTGCGCCTTTTCAACGATGGCATTGCGCATATCGCCAAGAATGGTGCCCTGACAGGACACGAAACGGATTTCCATCTGGCCTGACGCGATGTAATTTTCGGCCGTATAGCCGACGAGCGCCGCAAGGCTGATGGCCGTTTCCTGCATCATGGTGTCATGAGACGGAAGGCCCAGCGCGACACGCGGCTTGGCGTAAAATTCCTGTTCTGGCATTCAAACCTTACCGGGGAAGACGCGGAAATAGCGGTTTTCGCTGTCATTCAGCCATCTGGAGAAGGCTTTCTCGTCGCGGGTGACGCCGCTTCTCTCCAGTTGCCAGTAGACGGATAGCGGTATCGACGCGATGTGCTTCATCTCACCGAATTTCCGGCCAACATTGTCGTTATAGGCCGCCTTGTTGCGGTCGAGCGTGTCCGACACATCGGGAGAGCGTTCTTCGATGGTGAACTTGCCGTCAGCCTCGCCGTGGAACCATGTTTCCATGCCGGTGACGTTGTCGCGCTCGATAAGCCACTTGTTGGCCATCAGTCGAACGACCTCGCGTCGAGCTTTTCAGCGATCCCGCTTGCCAGAAGGCGATTTGCCTCTTCCTGATCGGCGGTGCTGATGACGTCGCCCTTGCTGGATTTGGCACCTGATTTGCTGAAGTAATTGCGCAGCAAGCGCATCGTGTATTCCTTGGCCGGAGCCGACTTGATGTCTTCCATGGTGGCAGTCCTTTCAGGGTGTTGCCGGATAGAAAAAGGGCGGCCCGAAGACCGCCCTTCCTTTGGTTTGCGAGCCACGATCAGGATGTGGTCAGATCGCAGATGACGCCGTGAGCCGCCTCGTTCTCAACGACCAGCGTGATTTCATGCAGCATCTGCCGCTTCTCGCTGTCGCCGGTTTTGGCGAGTTCCCACTGCTGCATCGGACGGACCTGCCCCAGCGCGACATACTCAGGGTCGATCATGAATACGTCGGTCGTGCGCATGAAGCGGTCGACGACCACCTCAAGCTTGCCGAACGGTCCCTGATAGACCTCGGCATTGCCGATGATCTGCGCCGGGGTGTTGCCCTGGTTGATGTTGGTACGCAGGGCAGCGATGCCGTCGAACTTGACGAAGGCCGTCTTGAGCACGGGACACATGAACAACTGCGTCGGAGCGCCGCCGTTCGTATACGCATCCTGCTGCACCGAAACGATGAGCGCCTCGGTGAAGGTCTGCGTCTGCGTCCCGGCCGTTGCGGCAACGGTCAGGCTGGTGGTCTGGGAATAGCCACCATCGGAACCGCCGGCGCCTCGGCTCGTGTTGGAAGTAAGCCACGAGTTCAGCGAACCCAGCTTGCGAGCCGTGGTGTCGTCGCCCAGAAGAGACGCCTGGTTGGCAAGCAGCGTGGCCTCGGTATCGCGCTTGAGTTCGCGGCCCTTCTTGGTCAGCTGATAGGCCAGGACATCGGAATAGCCGGCATGATCGACGGCACGGTTCGTGCCGGAAACCACAACGGTCTTGTCCATGATCTGGGAGATGTTCGACACGCGCACGGTGGCCGTGGACGCATCGAGAGTGGCTTCGTCGCCTTCGATCACCGCGTTCGAGGTCGAAGCGGCGGCGAGACTGTCGAGGTTCCACTCGTGCCGGATGTTGGTCGCCTTCTTCTTCGGGAGCATGGAGAGAAAGGGAACATCATACGGGCTGATGTTGTAGATGACCTGTTCCAGGTCTTCGTTGATGTTGGTCGCGTCGTACTGAGAGTACGTGTTGGAGGGCTGTGCCATGACGGCGTTTCCTTGTGCAAAACGGGGTTAGGGACTAACCGCCACGTTCGAGCATCTGCCGTATGAGGGCTTGGCCGACGTTGCGGTCACCGGTCTTGCGCAGCTTTGCCATTTGCTCCTGGCGCGCCTTTGCGTTGGCTTCGGACGCGCTCGGACGCCTGCCCGGCTGTTGCACCGGAGCGGCATCTTTCGCCTTGTCGATCGCCTTTGGTTTCGCGGCCATGAGCTTGTCGTAGGCTATCGCCTTCTTGAGGATCACCACCTGACGAGGATCGTTCAGGTACTGAGCATCTGCGGCGGTGTAGCCAAATGTCGGGAGCGCAGTTTCGATTTCAGCGGTGAGTGCCTGGACCTTGGCGGGGTCTTTCAGTTCCGGCATCATCCTGAGCATTTCGGCGGAGGCGCGCTCCACCTGCTCATGATGCATCCGGTCCTGTTCCTGCCTGATCTGCTGCTGTCGCTGGATTGCCGCCTGCTGAAGGTCTTGGAACTTGCGGACAGCCATTTCATGCGCGTCTTTCGCGTCATGATAGCCGATCCAGTCCGTTTCCTTCATTTCTGGCGAGGGCATCGGCGGGATTGCCGAATGCTCCCATTGCAGAATGAGCGGCATGACCTGATCGAAGTATTGCGCCTGCTGCGCGATTTGCGCATTGCGGTCGTCGGCTGCCTTCCTGTCTTCGGCCAGCTTCTGAGCCTTGCGCGTATAGTCGGACTGCCTCAGATTTCCCCGACGCCACTCCTCGACCTCGTCGGCGGTGACCTCCGTTCCGTCAGCAAGACGGAATTTGGCAGGTTCGCTTTCGGCTTCGGGCGCGTTGGTATCTGGATTGTCCGCACCGTCTTCGGCTCGCGCCTCGGACGATGTTGCCTCTTCCGATCCCGCTTCGGGGGTGTCGGCTTCGGCATGTACCGGGGTGTCTTCCTGCTTTGGCTTCTCGGCTTGTTCCTTGGGAGGAGTGCTGAGGAGTGCCGCAAGCTTCGTCTTACCCTCGTCTGGTGACAAGGCAGTGCCCGTGGCGGGCGTGTTGCCGTCAAGCATATGAAAATATCCATCTATCGGATGAAGTTTGGTGGCCTAGACCACCGGCTTACGGGCGACTGGTTGTTTCGCGTGGAAATCCAGTTCGCGCCGTATCTCTCTCACCGCGTCAATCCGCGCGATGTCACCCTGACCGGCCCTGCGAAAGCGCAGGAACCACGGTCGGGCCATAAATCGGTCGAAGTGCCGCCTTTCGATATCGGCGAGCATTTCCTTCAGTGTTTCGTTTGCCGCCAGATAGCGATATTCAGTGAGCTTCGGGCTTTCGCTCATATGCCGGCATCCGAGCTAAGACGCGCCTCGACCGCATCCGGCTTCGGGTCGGTGTCCTTCGATGCGGTGATGCGTGCGATTTCGATTTTCACCAGATTGTCGATTGCCGTCTTGAGAAGCGTGGTCTGGTTGGTCGCGGCCGCCTTCATCTGATCGACCTGTATCTGCGCCGCCGCAAGCTGCTGCTGCATGGCTGCTTCGCGTTGCGCCGCCTGTGCCTGGATAAGTTTCATCTGTGCGTCGGCTCGCGATTTCTCCACCTCTGCCTGCACGCGTATCTGGTTCGACTGGAACTCGGACTGCTGGATTTGCAGATTGGCTTGCGCCTTCATCTGCTCGATCTGCATTTTCGGATCAGGCTTGGAGGCTGCCTGCTGTGCCTGCTGCTCCATCTGCTTTTCCATGTCCGGCGATATCTCGGAGAAATACATCTCCGGCGATTTCAAGCCGGCCGCTTCCACCATCTTATGCAAGGTCGCGACGTATTGGGATGGCCGCACGATGGGGTTCACCGGCCCCATGGCCTGCATGATGGCTTTCTGTTCACCGGAGATCATCATGAGCGTTTTCAGGTCACGGTCACGTGATCCGGTGCCGAGCCCGACGTTAACGACCGCATCCATATCGGCATTCCAGGACCGTGGATCCATTTGAACCCACTGATCGCGCAGCCGGATTGTGCGCGGCTCGTCCTGATGCTTCACAATGAGCTTTAGGACACACTTGAACAGGCGCTTGAGGCCGATTTCGGCAATATTGCGGGAGTATAGCTCCTGTTTTGCATGGTTGCTGTCAAAGGCGATCTGCGCGGCCGTGGCGGTCTGGTTCTGCAGTTCATTGCCGTCGAGAACAGAGGACTGCTTGGAGACGCCGGTACGCTTCTCCATCACCATATCCAGATATTCCAGCATCTGGAACGAATTGCCCGCGACAAACGGGATATCGAGTGTCACGATGGCATTCGGATCATCCGCCCATACGACACCACCGAGCGACGGAGACTGCAATTCGTCCGCATTCTTGACATTTGTTGGGGATGCGGAGCGCTGCGGATGGTTCGTCAGGTACAGATTATCGAGCGTCTGACGTGTCAGGGCCGTCTTGATGCGCTGGAGGTCTTGCACCTCGTCATAGACCGAGCGTCCATCCCAGCGATGCGGGCGCGGCTCGGGGACAAGG